ATAAGTTCCGGTGGCCTACGCTGTCCGTTTAAATCGAGCAAAGAAGGCTTGAGCCGGATAATCATATCCGGAGCAACAACAACTCTCTTACCTTGCATAATCCACCGCAATTCATCCTCATCAATATATTTTTTATCCGATCGTACATTCTGAGGCGCTAAAACACATTCAATTGCATCAATGACCTGTCGTTTTTGCTGCTCCGTACAGTTATTGACAGAACTCCAAGGGGCGCGGCTGTCGCCGCTTGGCGAACTCTGCGAGTTCTTACGGGTGATCACCCAACCATCAGAGCGAGTTAACATGGTTAAATTGATTTTATTTGTGATCCCTTTTAGTTTCTTAACCGATTCACCATAAGCATTTTCCTGAGATTTATAAGCAAGACGAATTGGCTGTAAATTACGCTGACAAAAGATCCCTCCCATCGCAGACACATACATATTCCAATTGCCGGAATCCGCAGCTATTCTGGCAAGTTCAATGATGTTTTTGTCAGCTTTAAGTTCAAGAAAAGATCGGATCGGCGGCTGATAACGTTCACCTTTTTCTTTTGCCAGTGCTTTAGCTGCTTTTGTTCTATCATCTTGCTCCATACGACGTAACTCCCTCCATACTGAGACTGACGGTCCTCCAATCTGCTGAAACTGCCGGATACCCCAATGACTTGACCAACCCATCACACGTTCAGACATTTTATTTGCTGGCTCTCCCGTTTCTTCATCTTCATCCATTTTAAAACCATCAATATTTTTGCTGATGTATTTTGCAATGTAAGCCGTCGCCCCACCTTTAGCCGGATCGAGTTCTTCATATTTAAAACGTGCTTTTATGCGCTTTTGAGTTACTTTGATTTGTTGATGATCAGTCACTGTGCTCAATTGCTTGGTTTCTTTACAGAAACACATTCCCCAATAATCAAAATCAAAGTCACTGACCCGTAATTCTTCCCGATTTTCTCTGGTGAAATAGTCGGCCAGTATCAAATTAATAAGCTGCTCATCTTCAGGCCGAAAGAAAAATAACATATGCCAGTGAGGGGTTGCATCGTGGTGAGGTTCACAAACCCGAAAACCAAATAGAGGAATATCCATACGTTTTAATTTTGCTCTGGCTCTCGCCCAGATTTTACTTAAATAACACGCTGTATCTTTTGGACTGGCACCCTCATATTTCCTGTTACTGACGGCTTTACCATTTTTTGTTTTGGTAAAAGAATGGTATTTACTCGGAGCTGTAGCCGTAAAAAAACCTCCTTTGAGGTTCTGTTCTTCTGCAGCAGTTTCAAACCCTCGCATGCGTACCATAAGCTCATGTCGCCTGATCTTTGGGTTAGAAATAGAGCGTTCCTGAATCTTAAGCATTTCTATTTCTTCACCCGTCAATTCATTTTTAGCAATCATATTTGCCAATGCTTTCTTATTGGCAATTTTCTGATCCCTAAATTCTCTCAAAGCAACCCGACTCAAATACGGAGCAACGCCTTTGCGAACCTTACCAGCAATAATCCGGCAATGTTCGCAAAAACGCTTGTAAGCGATATCGAGTTTTTTTACCCACCATTCTTCGGTGATAAGACGGGCGATCTGCCCAAGAAGAAATGTTTCTTCAATGCGCTCTTCATATTCTTCATCACCTTCTTCTTCTAAACGAGGAATCAATTGTGCAGGAACCGAGACTGAAAAATTCCATTGCCAAGCAATGGATTTAATATCATCACTGACAGCTTTGGTATCTTTGCCTTGTTCAATTCCATTGATCAGTACGCTGTAGCATTGCTTCGCCAAATCACTGGCAAGTTTACTACGTTTAACTGCATTTCTGATTGATGCGATATGCACAGGAAAACGGTCGATCGCTGACTTAATCAGCGCAACCTGTTTTCTTAACCAGATATTCGCACTGCGACTCTGGCCGTTCTTTTTCACGTATTTTTCCCAACGGAATAAATATTGATTAAATAAAGACGCGGCCAAATCACTGGGAATTGGTTCCAGAAGACGATGCGCCCATTTAGAATCATCTCTCCAAAGGGCGTGCAGGCATTCGGATAATTCAAAATTAAAGTGAGGTTCTTTAAGGAGCATTATTTAGAAACCCCGTCTGGGGTTAGGCGATAAATTGCTCACATGGTGACAGGCTTCTTGTTTATGTTTACTGTCAAACCAGCTCAACTTGCAGCAAAATCTCATATTCGATACCACCGCTATTTACCTTTACTAACAAGTCATCTGTCAGATGACAATTTGCACGCTTTGTTGGCGAAACCATTAAAATGAAAAATAATGAGTAGGCGGTTTATACCGCCTCTAACTCCTGAGTACTGATCACCACAAAACCGCCCTTTCCTTCACCTTTACTGATCACACCTTTGTGTAGTGGCTGACATTCAAGGTCGGCACAAGCTTGAGAAACAGCATCGTCGAAATTCTCAAAGTCACCGACCATAACGTTGGCGATTTCCTGAGTTTCCGAATTTCGTACTACGCCTCCCATAGGACATAACATGATGGCCGTATAATTCATTCTGCCTCCTGATGTTGGTCTCTTACACCAGCAATCAGATCAATTAGCACGTCTTCCAATATCAATAAATCCCGACGAGCATTGTTGTGATTAAGAAAAATATCGCTTGTTAGTAAACGGTGCTCTTTTTCAAAAAATTGGGTGTCTATCGGATAAACAGATACATCCAGACAATTAATCTGTGAGGAATAACGAATAAAAATATGGATGACATTATGATTAGATAAAGCGAGAGTCATTAAACTAATGACAATTTCTAATACATCACAACTGGCAAAACGGTTTGCTGCTTCCTGATGAAAGTCCATTGCCAGTTCGTTTAGAATTGGTCTTTCTTTTAACGGTGACGGCGTTGCTTTTGATGGTCTACGGTCTCTAACCATTAGTTTTCTCCTACTTCCCTAACTAAATCAGCACCAGTGGTGTTCTAAATGTTTGGCCTGTTCCAATAAAGCCGCTCGTTTGGCTCTGCTTGATGTCTGTTGTGCCTGAGCTCGTAAACGTTCAACTTGTTTATTACCTAACGTTTCTCTAACCTGTTTTAAGATGGCCAACCCCTTGGTTTTCTGATCTCGGGTTAGCGAATAACAGGGTAAGTCCGGACACGGCTGATGAATTGGATCTTCTATATTCATAATTACTCCTTAATTTGTTTGTGCTGATTTTGTTAAACCAGATCAGCGACTGGTTACGTGTAGAAATGCGACCCAATACACGGGGGAATTGCTATGCGACTCAATGAATAAGGTAGATCTCTATATGGGAAATTCCGATCACTTTAAGGACCACAGACCTCCGAATACGAAGCTTGATTTCATAACCACTCCTAACTAAGCCCCGGAATGGGTACACCGTTGGTAATAAAGTCCACACTCATACTAAGAAGCGGTGACACACCGGATGTACAGTTTTCGAGGTCAGAAATAAGCATCACTAAATTACTAATGCCAGACTGAGCACGTTTGATAATGCTGTGTTTATGAGTCCGCGAGATGCGATGCTCGTCGCCATGTTCGATGGCTAAGCGCGATAACTCTCCCGAATTCATGGCATTTTCTAGCGCCCTTTTTACAAAAGTTTCTTCTTTTTCACCTGTTGGTACTTGTGCCGTGACTACACCTAAACCCATAAGTAAGGTATTCACTAACGTGTGGTTCTTACTGGCCTTGGTGATCATAATCAGTTCAACAGGCGTTAAAATATGGGGCTGTTCAGGATTCAGCTTATTGCGAAGTATGGTGGCATTCATGCCTACCTTTTTAGCCAGGCGAGTCATATTCTCTGAGTTCGCAAATGCATAGCACGCTTCGTTGTATGCTTTTTGTTTTGCCTCACGTAATTCGCACATTGAATTCATTTCTGTCATAGCAAATACTCAAATGAAGAAAATCAATACGAAAATGGATGTCGAGATAAATGAAGAAAAGGACATGGATTTACCCCAACTTTTCAACAGTTTCTCGTGTCGCCATTTCGATTAATGCAACAACGTTAATTAATGGGGTTTCTTTTGGTCTGTCTTTAGTTTTGATAGGGAGGCGGCCGTCAGCAACCCAGTCCATGATTGTGCGTTTTGGCATTCCGGAGAACTGGGAATATTGTTCATAGGTCATAAAAGGTGAATTTATTATTACTTGATATGACAGCATAATGGTATCCTTGTTCGTTATTGAGTGTTTAACCACGTAATGAAGAGTTGCAGCTCGGCGTTACGTCCATTTGCATTGGATTATTGATCGTATATGCGAACAAATCAAGTTCAAATACCCCCTTTTAATTATCAAGGTGGGAAACTCGTCACAGATCGCCTGAACGAGATACTAGGAACAAAGACAATTCGAGAGCTTGGAGAGAAGCTTCAACTATCCCCGTCAACTATAGCGACGTGGCATAAAAGGGAACTTTGTCCTTTTGAAGTTGTTATCCGAGCACATATCTATACAGGGGTTTCTCTTAAGTGGTTAACACTTGGAGAAGGAGAGCCATTTCCGAACAGAAATTCTCAAAAACACGAATCAAAACGTTTAGAGACTAAATTTTTGTTCGATGTTGACACTTTCACAATTAAGAAAGGCGAATTGGAAGATCTGAGCACAATAACATTGGATAAAGCTCTTTTAGACCAATTCGATGTCACCAATGCAATGGCAATTCGTGAAGCCGATTCAATCTACGTAATCGATAAAGAAATAAGACAGGCTATTTCCGGTACTTATCTGGTTGATATGGATGGTTTGCTTTCTCTGAATGAAATTCAGCGTTTACCAGGCCGTAAGCTGGCTATTAGTTTTAATGGCTCGACGATTACTGTTGATGAGGATTCAGTTAGGGTTGTTGGTAGGGTTGCGTTTACTATTAACAAGGATTAACCATTCCACTAAGGCAACGTTAAATACGTATTTAGTAAGTGTTCTATGATTGGCACTTTGAAGAGCAATACTTCTCCTCAGTATTAACGCAAGAAGGCTTGCCCAGACCAATCCTTCAACAATGGCTTTTTGTGCTGTTGCAAATCGCTGCCAGTTCGTGTCCGACTTTAGCTCTTTAAAAAGTAACTCAATTTGCCAGCGGC